ACAATTGAGATACCGTCTGAGACACCTTCATCTAAGTGGATCGGCAACACGGATTATGCTAACCGATTCCAGAGAGCACAGGTAAGTGCTACGGTTCTAATCTACAATAACTACTTCAAAGGTGGATACATGTACGCAGGTGCTGGTAATGCTGCTAACTTCCCAGACGATAGGTACATGGAGATTCACCTAGATTCATCTGAACTGTAACGTATAAATAAACCTATTCATAAAGAGAAAGAAAGATGGCAAACCCAACCAGAATACTGATCAACAACGGGAGCATCTCCAACGATGGTACTGGGGATACTCTGCGTGATGCTGCCACGAAGATTAATGATAACTTCGCGCAGTTGTGGTCAGATACATACAGTCCTAAAGTAGATAACCCAGGACGGTATTACACTTGCCGTACGATCTCTGCGTTCACTGTACCAGACTCCGGCGAGTTTGTTGTAAGTCGAACCAACTGGGATTCGGGTCAGGTATTTAAGTTCCACCCTATCGATAAGGGTGACCGAAAGGTTTCCTACGCAGGTACGGATAGTGAGTTTGCTAGTCAGATTACCCTCTGGCAAAAAGATACATCTAATGCCCTACGGTTAGATGATTGGAAAATGGTTGCTGTCATAGACGGTAATGCTTCCTACCATGAGGACTCTGGGTTCTGGAGATTTGAGAAGACGGATCTGGTTGCTAAGGCAGATGAATTAACTGACTCATCAGATTCAAATAGAAACGATTACTACATCAAGTTGCATGGTGTTTGGTAAGGGAGAAAATAATGTCAGCAACTATTACAGACCCGTTTAAGAAAGGACTACTCGACGAATTGTACACCGACTTCAATGGTTGGAACTACGATTCTACTGACTCTGCTTCTGTTCTTAACAAATACTACATCGGCATTGGTCGGTCAGAAGAATGGGAAGATGAAAACTCTCCCCCTGATCCTGTACCTTCGAAGAATGATATCTCTATCTTCCAAGCATCATTACAGGGAGTCAAGTTAGCAACGGATCTATCTTACGTTGTCCCTCGATACAACTGGAGCGCTGGTTCTATCTACACTGCTTGGTCAGACAAGAACCATTCAGATACAAGTGTCGGTGTGCTTGAGGATATTTCTGGAGCATACTACGTTATCACAGACGAGAACAATGTCTACGTCTGCTTGCAACAAGGTATGACTGATGACGGTACGGTGCGTAACTCCCTTTACAAACCTACTGATGTTTCATACGAACCTTTCACTGCTGGTGCTGACGGATACGTCTGGAGATTCTTATTCAACGTAGGAACTTACACTAGTCGTCGATACTTGACCTCACACTGGTTGCCAGTAGAGCACATCTATGATTCAAGTGTAGGTGGTCCCGCTCTAGATACACTATCTGCTTCTAGACTTGCCCAGTATGGCATACAGATTAATGCTGTGCCTAATCAGATTATGGCAATCGAAGTAGACTCGGGTGGTATCGGATACGAACAGGAACCTACGATCACTATCAATGGTGAGTGCGTTGACTCTGCCTATGCTTATGCTAGGGTAGATGATAACGGTAAGATCTTTCAGGTAGTATTGAAGGATTCATCTGATGGTGACTGGACAATGGGTCAAGGATACGGCGAAAAGACTTGGGTAGAAATTACTTCTGCTTCTGGTGAAGGTGCTGTGCTACGTCCTGTCGTTCACAATTATGAAGGTGGGTTTGGTTTTGATCCACGCAATGATCTCAACAGTTCTGCTCTTATGTACTCTGTACGAATCATCGGTGACGAATACAAGATCTTCAACATCGACAACGACTTCCGTCAGGTAGGTCTTATCAAGAACCCTCTGAAAGACTCCGCGAGTGCGGTTGACTTTGCGGGTGACTCTGTGTTTACTGACTTGCGGGGTTCTGCTCTCAAGAAATTGTATGTCAATGAAGGTGTCGTAACAGAAAACTTAGGTACGCAAACAACTGTCACAGGAACAATGAGTGGTGCTCTTGCATATGTGGATTACTATGCGGTCGAAGCAGATAGTGATTGCTGCCTCGATAGTGCTGACTTCTACAATGTCTTACACGTCCACCAATCACAAGAGACTGGGTTCACTTCATTCGAGAAAGACGAAGTGATTGAACTTTCCAATGGTGGTGGTACTGTAACAGTGACCGGACACCCGAACCAAGAAACTGCCCCTGCAATGTACTATGCAGACGTGGACAACTTCTCTGGTGAAGTACTCTACATAGATAATAGAATACAAATCGATCGCGACGAAGATCAAACAGAAGACGTTAAGATCGTCATTGACCTGTAAAGGAAAGCATAATGACCAAGGAATTTACATCTACAACATTCAGTGATGCTTACAAGGACGACTTCGTTGACAGTGCCGGTTATCACCGTGTCCTGTTCAACAGTGGTCGACCCCTCCAAGCAAGGGAACTGACTCAATTACAAACCATACTGCAAACGCAGATACAACGGTTTGGTGACAACGTATTCCTAGACGGCGCAGCAGTAGGTGCTGGAGCAAACGGTGTATCGAAAGCGGCATACATTCAGGTCGGTGGAAGTTCTGTTAGTCAATACAAAGGTGCTGTCTTACAAGGTCCTGTCACAGACAATACTTCAGGTCTACAGTTCTACGTAGTACACACAGAAGACGGTAACGGGGAAGACCCTTCTACTCTTTACGGGTTTTATCGATCTTACAACCAAACTACTGTCAATCAAGATGTACAAGATACCCGATTAACCTTTGCTGAAAACGATATCCTTCAAGACATCCGTGTTATTTCAGGGGCAGAAGGTCTTACTGAACTGACAGTACGGGAACAACCAGGAAGTTCAAATCAATCCTCTACGGGATACGGATTACTCTTTGCTATTAAGTCTGCAGACTTCTGGACCCAAGGACACTTTGTTCACGCAAAGCAGCAAGTAATCGTTGTATCAAAATACTCAGAGACTGCTGACGTAGACGTAGGATTTGAGGTCCTCGAGGATATCGTCACCGTCGAAGATGACGAATCACTTTATGACAATCAGGGTGCTGTACCTAACTTGTCATCTCCTGGAGCAGACCGATACCGTATCAGATTAGAACTGACTACTCGATCTTCAGTAGCAGATCCTACACGATTCCTTTTCTTTGCCTCTATTCGTAACGGTGAGGTGACTCAGGTATCCGGTGGTTCTAGTTCTTACAATCAAATCGAACGTCGAATGGCATTGCGACATCACGATACGCACGGCAACTTCGAAGCAAATATGTTTGACATCCGTCACCTTCCTGGAGATTCAAATACGGTACTTGATCTTTTGGTTCCTGGAACTAATAAGTCCGGTGGTAATCCAGTCGCATTCGTAGACGGATTCAGACTTGATCATTACAACGACGAAACCTTTTTGGTCCAGAAACCTGTATCGTACACATCAGAAGAAGGTCAAGCAACTCCTATCGCATACAAGAATTATGTGAATGTGGACTATGACTCTGCTGCTACTACTATGGGTAAATGGAACGCAACAGAGATCAACCTCAACACTCAGACGCAAATACTTCTGAAGAACGGTTCAGTCACAATCGGCACTGCTCGTGTCAAGCACATCATCAACACACTCGATGTTACCGAAGGATATCGTATCCATTTGTATGATATCAAGATGAATGATGGTCAGAATGCTAGGAACGTAACTGGGTTTGCTTCTAATATCTCACCGACTAATATCGTTACGGTAAAGCTGACTGCTGGCGAACTCTATGTCACTGACCCTGAGGTAAACACCACACTACACAATGTTCCTGGAGGAAGGGTCAAGAGTATCTCTAACCTAAACTTCACAGTACAACGTCAGTTCACTGCTACATCAAATGGTTCAAGTCAACTTCAGATTACGACTGGATCAAATGAGGCATTCGATGACCTGTCTCGCTGGGTGTTTATTAATACCACAGACAACACAGAAGAACGTGTCGTACCTTCGAATATCTCGCTGAACAGTTCGACTCCTCAGACTGCTACAGTGACCGTAGCATCAGCGAGCAAGAGTTACACTGTCTATGCTTACGTCGAGAAGAACGCACCAAGTCCTAAGACAAAGACATATGCTCGACACGGAACAACTAACCCGATCTACTCTAATGTCGTAACCGATGATGGTGGCACTCGATTTCAGTTCCCTATCTACGATGGTATCAGTGTTGTAGAAGCAAGGGCAGACAGTGCGGGTGGTCGATTAGTCACAGACCTAGTATCCTTTGACGGTGGTCAACGCGATAACTACTACGGTCCTGTGGTACTGAAACCAGAAGGTCTTCCTTCAAATGTATCCACTATCTACGCAAGGTTTGAATATTTTGATTGGGGTGTCACCGGTGATTACTTGAGTGTAAACTCCTACGTGCTGAACGATTCGTTTGACTACGCAGACATTCCTACATTCACATCACCTCGCGACGGTTTATCATACAATCTGCGTAACCAGATTGACTTCCGCCCTCGCCTCGATCCTTACTCAACTGTTATGAATGCGACTGATCGATTTGAGGTGCCTCGTGACGGTGACAACGTATCCTATGATGTAGACTGGTACAATCGACGAGTAGATAATATTTCATTGGGATACAACCCCAACGACTTCACTACTGAAATCCGTATCAACAAGGGTGTCGAAGAACTCAACCCATCTGCTCCTCTTGAGAAAGAGAACGAGATGGTGCTCTACAAGGTTGGATATGGCGGTAACACTCTAGACACTAAAGACCTGACCGTAGAAAAAATCAAGCACAAGCGATACAAGATGACAGACATCGCTAGTCTTGAAAACCGATTAGGTACTCTAGAAGAAACTGTATCGCTATCATTCTTAGAGCAGGAAGCAGCGAATCTGGTAGAACTGAACTCATCTGGTGATGTTCGATCTAAGACCGGATTCTTTGTTGATGATTTCAAAGGTGGATATAACCTAACCGCAAGTATGGTGTCTCCATACTGGCAGGAAGATGATGCGATCACTACAGAGACCCTCCATTACCTAGACTTTGAAACAAAGACTATGGCGGTTGGCCCTAAGTCGACAACTGAAACCGTTCAGATGCTACTTGACTCAGATAATAAGTTTACTGGAAGGTCGAATGTATCTAAACAGGACATCGTACGAAACGGTGACCTAATGTACATCGATCACATAGAAGTTCTTGACTCTTCGTTGACCAATGAGGTCATCTCTTGGTATGCTGACGGTCGATCATCAGAAGAGCAGGGGTGGTACAACGTCAATCCATACAACGTATTCACTGGCGAGGGTTTCCTCAAGATTAGTCCTGCGACTGATACTTGGGTAGACAACCATCACCTACCAGACCGAACAGTCTACGATGAAGATGTCACAGTAGAGACCGAAGATCATATCTACGGATGGCCCGGCAAAGCATTCCCAGACAAACCAAACACTCCGGTCAATCCTCCACCTAGTTCTATCTGGAGAGTTACGGGTGTCGAACAGTCTGTAACGGTTACTGAAGTAGTGAATGACGTCACCGAAGACGTGCTTGCTTATTCGGTTCCTTTTGCTCGTCAGAGAGAAATCTTTGGTAGGGTCCAAGGTCTGCGACCAAACACTCGATACTGGCCATTCTTTGACAACGTCAACGTAGAGCAGTGGACAATCGCTGAGACAGAGGCAGAGTATAAGACCCACATACAAAATAATGATCACCTTCGTGGATACCCCGAAGTCGATGTTACTATTCTCCAGCACCCACGCAAGTCGGTTGCTTCAGATAGCACACTCATCACAGACTACAAAGGCGATCTACACTTCTCCTTCTGGTTGCCTAACAACGCACCAGTTCCATCACCCAACGGAAATGATGTAACGTCTTTCGAAGAGTGGGAAGCATGGGTTGAAGGTCAACGCAAAGAAGCAGAGAAGTATCCGAAAGGCGTCAATGACCCACAGGTCTACAACGACATCGGTTGGAAGTTCCGCACGGGTGCTACTCAGTTGCTACTGAACGATGTATCTACTCCAGTACCTTCTGACGGATTGTCTCACGCAAGAACATCTTATGTATCCAATGGAACTCTAAACGTATCTCAGACAACGATTCACATGACTCGCATTACTGAGAAGAAGACTACAACTACTTGGTCAGATCCACTTGCTCAGTCTATTATGATTGACGGACGTGAGGGTGTTCCAGGAGCATTCGTTACTAAGATTGATGTGTTCATGCGACGTGCTCCACAGACTACAACAAACGGCGGCACTGATGCTGCGATACCGTTACAGTTACAAATACGGGAAATGGAAGCAGGTGTTCCTGTAGCATATCCTGCGGGTGACCAGTATCGTG